GCCAGAACGGACGACAGTCCTTGCACGATGGGTCCAGCCACGGGGATGGCGGACAGCAGACCGGTTTGCGAGACAGCCTTGTTGAGACTCTTGCCCACGTTGAACAACTTGCCCAACCACGATGTCTCCTGTGGCACATAGGCGACAGGGCCGGACGGGCGTGTGAGCAGAGGTCGCAGCGCTTGCGGGAGCTTCGGATGGCGGCCGAGGGCATGAGCCGCCATGGGTTCCTCGACGGCGAGAGACTCAACCCACGGAAGGGCCGCAATGCCCGGAATGTGGGCTGCAGTGGCGTACGGGCGTGCCTTAGCCTTGACCAGGTCAAGACTGGCCCCGGGTACAGGGACAACCTGCAGGGCTCCCTCAACGGCTTCAGCATCGTTGGACTTGGCCAGCTCGCTTTCCCACACGTATGTCACACGGTAGCTAATGCTGTCCCCTGCTGTCATCGAACGGGCAATGAGGGCGAGGTGGAAGAATGGCGTGTAGCGGATCGGTGCTGTGGCGGCGTTGCGGCCGAGGGCAGCCTGTTGCACCATCTCGAAGCTTTGGGCTTCTCCGGGGATGGCTACGATGGTGAACTCGTCGCCGGACTTCCAATTCGGCAGCCCGCGGATTGCACGCGTGACGACGTCATCATTAGTCTTGTCGACATCGTCCCATGTGCAACCGTTGAGCGTGCCGCCTCGGATGCCACCCGCCGGGTTAACAGTGCCGGCCAACATGACCTCACCCTTGGTGGTGTCTTGTGCCGAGACACTGTGGATGGACAGCTTCATTGCCACGAGCCTGATCCGAGTCGACGCAAGCAGTGCTGTGTCGGTGGGTTGATCGAGGGGGACCAGGCCGTAGAAAGCTGGGTCGTAGACTGAATCGAGAACAGGGAGCGCGGCGCCGTAGATCCCGGCAGCGTTGGTGGAGCGCACGCTTGCGCTTCCGTTCTCTGTGTATCCTAAAACCTGGCTTGAGGGGGCAGGGGTACCGTCTGCGTTGGCGTTCTCCACCCAACAATTTGCGCACAGGCCAAGCACAGCACTGCCATCGGCTCCTGCGACGACGGTGCCTGATTCCTTGGTGCGCCAAAGCTTGGTGTACAGCTCGAAACCTCCGGCGTCATTTGGGACGCGGGCACTGTATTTGTCCGGCTCGAACACACAGCGCAGATAGTCTCTGACGGCTTTGTGGCGAGGGCCGAACACGTAGGTGAATTGCTCGGCGGGCCTGTTGCTTGAGTTGTCAGACTGGATGGCCGGGCCGCTGTTGACAGCGGCGGGCGCACCGGTCGTGACCTTCTTTTGGCGTCGAGGCTTCGGTTTCTTGGTGCTGACGGCGGGGCCGGGGTTGCCGGCGTTTGCGTTGTTGTTGTTCGCATTCGACATTCAATGTCTTCAATCTTTCCAAACGATGATTCACTCAATCGTTTGTGGTGCGGGCCTGCGTTCAAAGCCATAAGAACGCAGGGAGCATGAGTATAGGGGTTTGCTCAGCCCCGGGGCCTCTTTGGCCCTTCACTGATAATCCGCGTCTATCAGCTTCTGCAGAACAGGGTGGCTGACGACGCAAGGAAGACGAGAAATTGAGCGGATATGTGATTCCAGCTCGAGCACCTCCGGTTCTGTGATACCGTAGCGGCGCTCCATGAGGTGCAAAACTGCACCCCGGTTGGCAACAAGACTGCGCTTTTTGTAAACGGCGTTTTCCACGACGTAACGGTTGAGCGCAATGTGCGAGGCTTCTTCCTCAAGTCCGTCGGCCCGCAATAGAGACTGGATTTGCTTGAGGAAAGCCCCGACAATCGGGTAGCTCCCCTCCACATGCGGGAAGGACGAGCAGATCGCTCCCTGACAGAGCAATGCGGCGACATGAGGGTCGCGGTGACCGGACAAGGACATCGGGTTGCGGAAAATCTTCCCCATCTTGAGGACGCAGCTTGGCAGGTTGCACCACACCAGACGTTCCTGCTCATCCCGGCAGAACCATCCTTTCAAAAAGGTGACACCTTCCAGGTCATCGGCGTTCTGCAATTTCGTGCGCACGCCGAGTGATTGGCAGCTCTCAGGGAAGGCCACATCGTGTATCATCGCGTGCACCCACATGAGGATGTCGAAGACGGAGCCGAGATCGCTGGTGACGGCACACCCTGTGGCCATTTGGCAATGCGCCACACCCGTCATCGTTGCAATGCCGCGGCGCGTGATGAACTTGGCACAGGCGGTGGCAAAAATCTTCTGCGCAAACTCCTCCGACAACCGCAGAACGTTGCAGGCTTCAAGGAACCACTCCCACAGAGGCAGCAATTGGCTCTGGTCCCAAGCCTCGAAATCGTTTTCCCCGAAGTTGGCTGGAAAGACTCTGCTGCCACTGAAGGCGCCCCCGGCGTAGACGCAATCGTCGCACGACACGACCACGACCGCTTCGCGACTGGTGCTCAACAGTTCCGCGTACTGGTCAAGCAAGATTGTCTTGGCTATGACGAATCGCACACTATAATGGCCCACTTGGAAGACGCACGAACCGTCGAACAGCCCTTGCATTTGTGACTTGAACACGCGCCCCTCCGGGAGTGTGTCCACCTGATATTCGGTGGCGACGTTGCGTATGATGCGCGGTTTCAGCACCACAGTGTCGCGCCCTGCTCCGTTCACG